GACTCATATAAGCTCTATCTTCAATTTGCTTATCGTAAGAAACGATTAAGTTGTTGTGAAGTGTGTTAGATATTTTAGAGTTTAGTTCCAATACTGCTGAACGAGTATTATCTTGAATGATGTATCCACTATTTTGGAAACTCATTGCGTTAAATTGTGTAGTTCTATTACCAGCACCTGCTGATTGAGAGTTTGAAATATTAATTTCTGCATTTGAATTATGATGAACATAACGAGCGGTTAATTTATTCTTATCATTAATGTTCCAGTCAGTTCTAATCAAAAACTTTTTAGAAGCATTTGTATTAGAATATCCTTCCCAAGGACCTGTAACATATCCAAATTTATCTTTCATAAAATTAGATAATGCTACCATATCAGCGTATTTAACTCTACTGATTTGAGTACCTGTAAGTGGTGAACCATCTGAAATCCAGTTAGTTCCAGGTTCAGTTCTTTCAATTTGCTCGTAGTTACCAAAAATGAATAATTTATTTTTGATAATCGGTGCTCCTAATCTGAAACCTTGTACTTTTTCATCAAACTTAGCTGCAGTAACTGTAGTACCTCTAGCATTATCACCCACATATGTAGATGAATTGTTTCGTTGAGTTTGATAAACACTACCTTCAATTTCATTCGAACCTGAACGAGTTACAGCATTGATACCTGCGCCTGTGAAACCACTTTGGCGAATATCAAATGGTGCAACATTCACCTGTAATTGGTCAATTGCATCCAATGAAATCGCGGAAGCACCAGTTCTACCACCGGCTTGTGCGGAAGAACCTAATCCGAAATTGTTGTTAAATTGTGAACCATCAATTGTAAAGTTGTTCAAACGAGAATCTTGAGCTCCGAAAGAGTTGCCACTACCAAATGGATTGTACTTAGTGATTCCATCAATGGTTCTAGCGCCTGTAATCGGAATTGTTGTCAATTCTCTACGTCCAAATTGTTGAGCCGCACCAGTCTTTTCTTTTGAGAAAATTCCATATTTGTTTGCGGTTACAACTACTTCTTTCAATTCCAATGTAGATTCAATTAAAACGAATTGTACGTTTTCAGTCAAACCCAAAGATGTATTAATATCTTTAAGTTCACCTTTTTTGAATCCAACAAATGAAGCGTGAATTGTGTAAGGACCACCTGGTCTTACCGCTGGTATTACAAATACACCACCTTTGTTTGTGGTAGAATAATAATTCGTACCAGTTGGTTCGTGTGATGCATGGATTGTAACACCCGGTAAAGGTTCTCCTTTCTGGTCTTTGACAACACCAGAAATTGTTGAGGTTGTAATCTGCGCAAACCCCGAAATCGCTGTCATCACCATAAGTAATAACATTAATCCTGCTTTTTTCATACGCATGTTTTTTGTTAAAGTTTATAACTTGTTAAAATAAAAAATGCTCGATGATTAAGTCGAGCATTCAGTTGTTAAAAATTTAGTATTAACCAAATTTCTAAGATTTTTAGTAAAGTTTTCCGTTATATAATTACTATATGTAAACTGACACAATTGGTTTTGGTCCGAAGCCATTACCTTTGAGAAATCAAGTAACATATTAGTTTGAATCATAGAGGTGTCATCTTTACTCATCCGAAATAAATAGATGGTTTTTTTAAATTTTAACAAATATACGAAAAAAAAATGTTATATCAAAATTTATTTTTACCTAACTTGTTGATAATCAATACAAAAAAATTAGCAAAAAACCAAACAAGTATTTGGAAATCCGAAAAATTATTCGTATATTTACATAGTAATAAAGAGATATAGGTTATGAAACAAAACGATGAAAAAGCTGTAAAGTACTTAGAGGGAAATCCTTTAGTTGCTCAATTTATTGAAAAGGTAAATGTTGAACGTTTGGCTTACTATGAAAAATGTAATATGCCAAATCAATACAAACCCTTAACCATTGATGTTGGTAATAAATTTATCCGCATTTGGTGTGGAAGTACTTGTTGGGGATTTATCAGTAGAGTTGATGGTAACTTAAAAGGAGCCCCAATTAAAAAAGGTGACCTTTTAAAAGCAGCATCTTGGAAATCGCCCGCTAAGCACGCTAGAGGTAATATTATTGATGGAACTGCTAAATATGGTGAGTATGGTCCATCATACTTAATGTAATTGAATGGAATTAAGACCGAATCAAATAGAGCCTGTTAAAAAAGGTGTGGAATTTTTTAAAACAAAAAAACCACATCCATCAATTATTGTTGCTCCAACCGCATTTGGTAAAAGTATTGTTATTGCAAAAATTGCTCACGAACTAAATGAGAAGTTGTTGGTAATTCAACCATCCAAAGAATTGTTAGAGCAAAACTATAACAAATTTATAAACTTAGGTGGTAAGGCAAAAATATATTCAGCATCAATGAATGAAAAAGAAATTGGTGAGGTGACATATGCTACAATTGGTTCTATTGTAAACGTTGCATATAAGTTTAAAGATTTGGGTATAACAAAAGTTATTATTGATGAGTGTGATAGGTTTCCACGTGAACCTGATGGTATGTTACGAAGATTTTTAACTGCCGCCAAAATAACTCATGTCTTAGGATTAACTGCAACTCCATTGAAGTTACAAACAAATATAGATGAGTATTTTCAACCATTTTCAAAATTGGTAATGCTTACATCTAAAAGTAAAAAAGGTAATTACTTTAAGGACATAATTCACGTTGCACAAATTAAAGAAATGTGTGATTTGGGATTTTGGTCACCATTAGAGTATGAATCATATGATTTTGAAACTGGTGATTTGGTTTACAATTCTACAAAAGCAGATTTTACCGATGATAGTATTAAACGTGCTTATAAGCAAAATGATATCGCAGGTAAGATAATTAAGAGAATATCAGAATTACCGGATAGAAAATCTATTCTTATTGCTGTACCTTCAATTGAAGAAGCAAAAGAATTATCCACACGCCTTCCAAGTTGTGAGGCTGTATTTAGTGGAATGGCGGATTCCGATAGAAATCGTATTATTGATGATTTTAAATCTCTTAAATTAAGGATAGTTGTTCAGGTTACTATTCTATCAGTTGGATTTGACCATCCAGAATTAGATTGTATAATAACAGGCAGACCAACCGCATCTTTAAGTTGGTGGTATCAGTTTGTTGGTAGGGTAACTCGTATTCACCCTAATAAAAAAAATGGATTGGTAATAGATTTTGTTGGTAGTGTACCTAAATTTGGAAAAGTGGAAGATTTATATTTCAAATATGAAGCCCCCCTTTGGAAATTATATGGAGAAGAACAAAAGTTACTTACGGGTATTCCGCTACATGAAATAGGATTACATAAAGAAAACCAACCAGACCCTCACGATGTAGCGGCACAAGGACCTGTTGTTAAAATGACATTTGGAAAATACAAAGATACCGAAGTTCGTAAAATACCTGTTTGGTATCGTAATTGGTTGTTGGATAACATCAAATGGAATCCATTCAATAAACCCATTCAGCAAGAACTTTTAAGATTAAAATCAATAGGTATATAGTAAAGACCCAACTTCGGTTGGGTTTTTTATTTGGCTTAAATATTTATACTAAATTAGAAAAGTAATGGCTTATTTTATACATAAACAATTAATACCCGTAGACCAAAATATGGGTGACCCTAATTGGGCTAAAAGACAAATTTGGGTTTTAAAATTAAATCCAAATGATAGTATTGATGAATTTCAAACATTAGAAGAAGCTCAATCTAAAAGAGATGAGTTAGATGCAGGAGACCCAACGCCAAGAGTTTACAAAGTTGTATTCAGAAACGAAGATGGGAGTTTTTCAGACATATAGACCTGCTTTCCTGGTTATTGTCTAAGTCTTTATTTATACTGCTTCAAGTGTCCCAGTGTCCAAGTGTCATAAATATATATACAGAGCGCTGTCAAAAAGCTGAAATGTTTAAAACTTTTTTTAAAAAATAAAATAAAGTTGGTTTTGTTTGGATTATTGGATTTTCTTTCGTATATTTGTTGTTAAACACAAAAAGTATTATGAGCGAAGATAAAGTAATTTACGAAAACGAAACCGCAGTTGAGTTCTGCGAAAGGGTGTATCCACAAACAACTGAAGAGTTTAAAAAAATTTTAGATGAAATGTATATTACGTTTTGTAAGAAGCAAAGAAACTATGGACCTGGCAACATTTCGGTTGGTACGCCATTGGAATCAAAAGATGATATCAAACTATCACTTACAGGACTATGGTTTAGAATCAATGATAAAGTTCAGAGATTGAAGCAATTAGTAGTGTTAGGTCAGCCTGATGAAGTTGGTGAATCTATTCAAGATACTTATGAAGATTTGTCTGTTTATGGTGTAATTGCTCAATTAGTTCAACGTGGTAAATGGGCTAAGTAATGAAAATATTCATAAGTTCAGTTTACGGACAAATTTATTTATTACCATATTTAAAGATAACCCACACTAGAAAACTTAATGGTGATTTGGAAATCATTATTGGGTGGTTAAAATGGGAATTTATATTAGCAATATGAATTGGGATGAATATTTCATTAATATAGCAGAGCAAGTAAAGCTCAAATCAAAAGATAGGAATACTCAAATAGGAGTGGTTATAGTTGGTAAAGATAATGAGATTGTTTCTACCGGCTATAATTCATTTCCAAGAGGAATCAATGATGATGTTGCTGAAAGACAAGAAAAGCCTGAAAAGTACTTTTGGTTCGAACATGCTGAAAGAAACGCTATTTATAACGCAGCAAGAATAGGTGTATCCACACTAGGAACTACAATGTATATGACTTGTGGTATCAGTTGTGCAGATTGTGCCCGAGCAATTATCAATTCGGGAATTTCAAAAATAGTTCTAAGAGAGGGAAAAGGTGCCACAAACTCTAAATGGCAAGAATCCGCACAACGGTCCGAACAAATGTTTAAAGAAGCTGGTATCATCGTAGAATATTACGATTAACCATATTTATAGATATGGATTATATCAGATTACCAGAGTTAATTAACACATATCCTCAGCCAGGCAACTATATCAGACAAAGTAAAGATAAAACTGCTTTGTTTGGAATTTACAGTGATGTCAATAAGCTCGAATTCGATTTACCAAATATAGATGATATAAAAATAGTAAATAATACTACATTTAGGTTTATATTAGGAATCAGAAAAAACTCATCTGATAAAGATGTAAAATATTACACATCTAGAAGATTTATGCTAGATTTGAGAGAATCTCAGCAAGAAGGTAATCCATATTTTTCTAAATTTGCAGTTCTGAATTCATACATAGTATTTGTTGAATGGGAGACATTTGACTTATTATTTGGTGATATTGTACCAATTGAATTTAAGCAAGGTGTGTTGATGCAAGTTAATAATTGTATTCAAAAAGAAACACCATCATCGCAAACTACTTTCGTAAATTATGAATTATTAGTTAAATACATTGATTGGGTTGTGAGTCCACCATCTCCAAATGAATTAGGTTCTGATGGCGTAATACCGGCATATGGATTGGGTGGTTGGTATGAAGGAAACTACAATCCAACAAAAGGATACTTTGAATTTAACGAAGCTGAATTAGCTCAACCACAAGGAACTGGATTAGAGCCTGATTATGGTAAAAAATCGTTTCAATCTGACCCTAAAATAAAATATCAACCATTTGGTGTTAAGGGTAAAGATTTGGAATTTAAAAAAGTAGAAAAAAGTGGAATATATTACTATTGGAACGAAAGTTTACAATTTTGGCAAAAGTATGGATTAGAAGAACCACCAAAAGTTGAAACATCGGCTGCAAGTGGTACAAACGGTACTTCTGGTGTGAGTGGTACAACTGGTACTCCTCGTAATCCAAGAGGTGGTAATGGACCGGGTGGTAGAAGAGGTGGTTTGTAACGTATAAAACGTTTCATAATATTTATTGTTATACAAACTTAGTTTTGTTAATTAAATAGGGTGGAATGGCTGTATATTCAAACGTAAAATGGAATAGATACTTCAACTTAAAAAATCCCACCATTAACAGCTACTTACGAAAGTACGGAAATTCTTTTATAGAGCAAACGTTTAATAGAATTTGTTTAGCTCATAAAACAAAAAAATCACAAATAATTTTAATAAGATTCAGAGATTCTGATATAGTTTCTATTTTAGAAAGTAAAGACTATATTAAGGCTTTAGAAATGCTTTTAGCTCTTTGTATCAAAATAGAATACTATGAGATGTGTTCTGATATACAAATTCAAATTAGAAAAATGAAAGGAAGAAAACGAAAAGTTATGGAAAGAAAAATTAGAGTTTAATTTGTAGTTACAAACTTAATAATTAACAAATAAAATAATATGGCTAGGAGAAAAGAAGTAATTGCTGAACAAATTGTTGAACCAATTCACTCAATACCAAAAGTTATAAAGAAAATTAAATTTAAAACTAAAAACCAAAAAAGATTTTATAAAGCCATAGAGAACACAGCTAATAATATTATAATGGCTCATGCATTAGCTGGTGCTGGAAAAACATATGTATCTATTCAAAAAGGTTTAGAGATGATGTTAAATAAAGGTGAGCAAATTGATAAGATGATTATAATAAATCCAACTGTTGATGTTGGTAATGAAGATAAGTTAGGGCATTTGCCTGGTGATTTAATGAGTAAAATAGAAGTACATAACGAATCATCAATTTATATACTAAATAAAATAATAGGACCGGTTGAGACGAAAAAACTTATTGAAAATGGTAAGATTGAATTCAGAGTATTAAACTTTCTTAGAGGTATCAACTTTGAAAAGGCATTTATTATTTTAGATGAAGCACAAAACGCATCACCTCTACAACTAAAAACGTTAATAACTCGTATATCCGATGATTCTAAATTAATTATTGAAGGTGACCTTTCACAATGTGATAAATATCGAACCAATGGTTCACCTGCTTATACAAAAAGTGGATTCTTTGATGTTTGGAATAGATTGGCTGGCGTAAAGGGTGTTTATCAAGTTGAGTTTACTAAAGAAGATTGTATTCGTTCCGGTATAGTTAAAAGGGTATTGGAAAAGTATGAGGAAGAGGAGCAAATATACTTAGGAGAAACCAACCCATTTCAGTTAGATATTGATTTTGTACCCCTTGTAGATGGTATGGAAATGGAAATCATTGATAGTCAACCCTTCTAATGTATTGATAATCAATAAGTTATAAATTTAGTATAAGCCCTTGAGAACCAAGGGCTTATTTTTTACAAAAAATTTGGAAATGTTACATATATTTTGTATATTTGATAGTAATAATTGATGAGAATATGAAGAAAGTAATATGGATTGACATGGATGGTGTATTGGTTGACTTCTCTAAGCAAGTGGAAAATACAATATCAAAAAACCCCTTTCTAAAAGATGCATACAAAGGTAGATATGACCATATTCCTGGCATATTCAGAAATCCACCACCAATAGAGGGGGCAGTAGAAGCCGTTAAAAAATTAGCAGAAAGTGGTAAATATGAATTGTATATCGCTACCGCAGCACCTTGGGGAAATCCGATGGCAGCTATGGACAAACGATTTTGGATTGAAGAACACTTTGGTAACTTGTTTAAAAAGAAAATGTGTATTACCCATTTAAAAAATATGTTAATTGGTGATTATCTTATTGATGATAGAACTGCAAATGGAGCTGGTGGATTTGGTGGAGAACTGTTACGATTTGGATGGTCTTATGAAACTGAAACCTTTAACGAATACCCTAATTGGGAATCAATTCTGAACAAACTTTTATGAAAAACATTTTAACCCCATTTATTTTTTCGCTATTTCTTATAAGTTGCGAAAAAGAAGTTATTTTAGAACCAATAAGATATGAACTATCTATTGATTCAGTACTAACACAAAACGGACTAAAATCATTGCCAAAGGATTCAAATGGTTTTTATAAATTAAAGTTTGTTTCTAATGGTACACCACAATCGCATAGAGTTGTTGGAAAAATATTAGCAAATGGTAAAGAACCATATCCACCACAAAAAGTTACATTCGAAAGTAATTTATATTGGTGGTTAAGACAAGGAGATACTACGGCTACGATTACTCAAGCCTATGTAAATTATTTTACAGGTCAATATACGATAGTTAATTTACCACCAATGATTGCTAATAAAGATGAATTAGTCCCAACAACAAATTGTTGTTCATATAGTGGTAGAAATGGTGAGATTAATACCATAATTGCACCTATTAAAGAAATGATTGGAGATACATTGATTCTGAAAGCCAGCCATTACACATCTGATACAATAGTTTACATAAAGGTTATTATAGAATGAGAAAAAAAGAAGTTAAACTACCACTTACCCCAATAACTGAAAAAACTTTTGAAAGACAAGGTTGGGTGAAACACAATGTTGGCGATATTATTATAGATGAATCAGAGGATGATTCTACCGAATCAGAAGGTGATATTTTTTATTATACATTATCTTTACCAAAAGAAAGAGATGATGAATACGCTCCCCAACTAATATCTAACGCAACTGATGAATTAGGTATATTAAAAGATATAGGATTAAAGCCTGGTCAATTTTTTGTTGAAATAGCAAATACCGATGGATTGGGTTTATGTACAAGTGAGGAAGAATTGGAAATATTGTACAAAGCATTAGTAGGTGAAGATATTGAAGAAAATTTTGAAAATCAAGAATAAATTTGTATATTTGTATTATGAGAAATTACACAGAAGAACAACTAAAAGAAAATTACGAAAAATTTCTAAATTTTATTAGAAAGGCATTTGCTAATCAGCCCGAAAGGATGGAAAAGCTATTACATATGTACTCCGAAGATGAATTGGGTATGGAACTAATTGTAGCACCTGCTAGTGGTAAACTACATTTCCATTCAGCTTATGTTGGTGGATATATGGACCACGTTATGAACGTTTGCAAAAACGCACATGGTATGATGAAGCAATTTCAAGCTGGTGGTGGTATTGTTGATTTTGATGTTGAGGAACTTATGTTTGCGGCATTACATCACGATTTAGGAAAATTGGGAGATGGTACGAAACCATATTATGTTCCACAAGATAATGATTGGGCTCGTAAAAACAAAAATGAGTATTTTATCCAAAATGGTGAACTCCATTATATGGATGTAACACATAGAGCATTGTGGTTACTAAACCAATATGGAATTCCTTATACTCAAAAGGAAATGATTGGTATTATGTTAGCAGATGGTTTGTATAATAAAGCAAATGAAAAATATTTCATTTCATACAGCGAAGATTATCAATTAAAAACTGAACTTCCTTATTTACTACATTGGGCAGACCATATGAGTTGCCGAATTGAAAATAGTGAATATAAAAATGGTTTGGCTTAAAAATTAAGTTAAATTATATTTATATAACGATGGGGCTGGCCAGCACATCGCCGTATTCGCCCAAAAGGGAATACACTTAACGCTTAAAAAAGGTAAAATTATGAAACCACAAATTCAAAGGGGATTCCCTACCCCATTTCATAGGGATGAGTTCTTAACACCATTCGATACTTTGTTTGACAGAATGTTTTCAAACACATTCCCAGAGTTAGCAAAAGAAGTAGGTGTTGATGTTTTTCAAAAAGGTGCATATCCAAAATGTGATATCATCAACTTCGATGACAGAATCGAAATAATCGCTGAAATTCCTGGTATAAGTAAAGAACAACTATCAATTGATATTGATGGTGATGTTATTTCTTTAAAAGGTGAAAAAGGCGGACAAACTGAAGTTACAGGCGGTGAGTATTTAAGAAGAGAACTGAAACGTTCTTCATTCCAACGAAGCTTTACAGCAGATTCTAAAATATTTAATTTAGATTCAATTAAAGCTAAGTTTGAGGATGGTATCTTAGAACTTACAATTCCAAAAAGAGAACCAGAAAAGCCTAAAAAAAGAACAATTACAATAGGTTAATCTGATAATATAGAATGGGGTGGGTATCAAAATCCCACCCTTTTCTTTTTTTAATATATTTATATATTGAACATAAATAAAAAATTATGAAGCCAGAATATAAAATTAGAGCTCAAGAAAACTTAGAAGCTATTGCAAAAAGAGCATCGGTTATAAGTGAAATGTTAGAGGGAAAAAGACCAGCTAATCAAGCAGAAGCAATTAAGCTATCTAAAGAAATAGAAAGATTAGTAGAACTTACTACAAATATTGTAGACTTAGGATAAAATATGAATTGGTTAAAAGTATTAGTAGGATTTTCAGCAGTCCTTGTTGCTGGATGTGCGGCGTACTTTTCAGTAACCGGATTGGGTGTACTATTTGCAGGTGCATCCGTATCTGTAATGGTAATGGCCGGTTCTTTAGAACTCGCTAAGTTAGTTGCCGCAACATATCTAAAGCAAGAATGGGATTCACTTAAAGGATTTAACAAATGGTATTTAACTATATCAGTTGGTACTTTAATGCTTATCACATCAGCTGGTATCTTTGGTTACCTTTCAAATGCTTTCCAACAACAAAACCTTTCACTACAAAAAGTAGAAAGAGATATTGCAGTTTATCAAACACAAATTGATAAAAACGATAAAGAGATTGAAAGATATACAACTCAATTAACCAATCAACAAAATATTCGTAATTCTCAAGAAGCTAACTTATCTAAACAAATTGATAAGGATAAATCAACATCAAGGGTATCACAAATGATTCGTACTGCTGATAAAGAAATAAGTTCTATATCTAAACGTATTGATGAATTAACGATACAAAATAATCTAGCTTTAGACTCAATTAACTCAATTAAAAACAATAATATTGAATTAGAAAGAGAGGTTGGCGGATTCAGATTCGTAGCAGATGCATTTAATGTCCCACTTAACGATGTTGTAAAATTCTTTATTCTCATTATCGTATTAGTATTTGACCCATTGGCTGTAGCATTGATTATTGCTTTCAACGGATTAATAATGAAACGTAAAGAAGAAAGTGGTATTGATGTTATTATAGATGATGGTGGTATTTCCGATGTTCTCAAAAAAGAAAAAGAATATCAAGTTTATGGAGATAAGGAAAAGCAGAAAGAAGCAATTGTTGAAATGATGAAAGCTGATGAGGAATTGGGATTATATGATGAACCTACAATAGAGGCTGAAAAAAAAAAAGAAACTGATTCCACTTCAACAAATGTGGAGGAAACTACAATAGATGAAAATTTATCTGAATTAAAGCAAGATATTTCTCGTAGACCGATTGATTTAGATGGTGATGGTGCTATTGATGGTTGGGATACCGATGGTGATGGGTTGATAGATGAAATTGCACCAAATTCATCAAATAGAAGATTATACGCAAAAAATACCAAACCATACTACGCTCAACCCGACTTTAATTGGGCAGACCGCAATAAGTGGATAAATGACCAAAACGCTGTAAATTATTGGTTCACCCACATTAGAAAGAATGAAAGATACCCCACAGACTTCGAATCTAAAACCTATTAAAATTTATTTGGAATTCCGAAATTAATTTCGTATATTTGTGTATAACAAATTGCACAAAATTATGAACTTAGGATACGCATGTATCAATATGAGTATGGGAAAGCACGTTTCTACTAACCGAACTATGGTTAAAAGAACGTTTGAGTCAAAAGGATTGGATTATGTATCCGAACTTACCTTACTAAACGCAAAAGATATCATTAAGATTTTAGAATGGAATCGTTTAAATGGTATAAAACTTTTCCGATTATCATCTGGTATTATTCCTTGGGGTGACCATTTAGATTTAACTCAATTAAAAGATTACAAAGAAATTAAGTTTGAACTAAAGAAAGCAGGCGATTTTGCTAAGTTTTGGGGTATGCGTATTAATTCACATCCCGGCCCATTTGTTGTTCTAACATCACCAAATGAAAAGGTTGTTTATAATGCAATTGCAGATTTGGAAATGCATGGTAAAATCTTTGATATGATGGGATTGGAAAAATCCCCATACAATAACATTAACATTCATTGTAATGGTGTATATGGAGATAAACAATCTGCTATGGATAGATTCATCCAAAACTTTAAAAGATTATCACCATCAGTTCGTAAACGATTGACGGTTGAGAATGATGATAAAGCATCAATGTATTCCGTAAAAGATTTGATGTATATTCATAGCAAAACTAAAATTCCAATTGTATTTGATTACCATCATCACCAATTTTGTACAGGTGATTTATCCGAAGAAGCAGCGCTAAAACTAGCAGCAACAACTTGGCCCAAAGGTATTACACCTGAAGTACATTATTCGGAAAGTAAAGCATTGCATGAAAATGATACAAAACAAAAACCACAAGCCCATTCAGATTATATAAATGAACTACCAAACACATATGGTTTAGATGTTGATATTATGGTTGAAGCAAAAGCAAAAGAATTAGCTATTTTACCATTTGTAAAAAACAATAAATTAATTCCTTCAAAATATGAAACATCAATTATATAATTTGTTTCCAACACCTATTATGAAGTTTTCATTTGAAGATTCTATTTCAAACGAAATGCTTGGTTATGTAAATCATTATAAGAATGATTCATATAATAATTTTGGTAACAAAACTACAAGAGATACTTTCATTTTGGAAAAAGAAGAATTTAAAGTATTAAAAGATTTTATAGGTAAGTGTTTATACGAATACGTTGAAAAAATCTATGGTTCAAACCCATATATGACTAAATTAAATGTAACTCAATCGTGGTTAAATTATACAAATAAAAATGAATATCACCATACACATAATCATCCAAACAGTTTAGTTTCTGGTGTATTTTATTTTAACGCAGATACTGATTATGATGAAATAGTATTTTTTAATCCAAAATATAATCAAATAGAACTTCCAATAATTAAATACACAGATTATAATACGTTTGAGTGTGGGTTAAAAATAAAAACAGGAGATTTAATTTTATTTCCATCTTCTTTACAACATGCAGTACCAACTAAATCTGGTGATAATGAAAGAATAAGTTTAGCATTTAACACATTTGTTACAGGAGAATTGGGAACTAAAGAACATTTAAATTATCTAAAAATATAAAATTGATAACATACACAGCCATATTAACCTTTCAGATATTATTTAATGTGTTTAAAACTATGGAAATAAAATACACATATGAAAACAAATTAAATAGTTTATTAATTAATTCAGTATGGATTAATTTAGTATCATTAGCTGGTATGTATTTTTCTTTACAACCACTATTATTTGAAAAAGATTTTTTGGTATTACCATTTTATATTGGTGGTAGTGTGTTGGGTAAATGGATAGCAATGACAAAGATGGATAATATTGAGTTTAAAATATTTTCTTTCTTTTCAAATAAAACACAAAAAACAAAAAAGAAATGAAAGCTATTTTAGAATTTAATCTACCTGAAGATAATACAGAGTTTGAATTAGCAACTAATGCATCAAAGATGTATTCAGTTCTTTGGGATATGGACCAATGGTTAAGAGCAGAATACAAATATATGCCCGATGAAAAATATAGTGAAGATAAATACAATGCTTATTATCAAGCTAGAGAAAAGTTAAGACAACTTCTTTTAGAGAATAATGTAAATTTAGATATATGAACAATATAGATAAAAAATATCAACAATTATTAAGCGATATTATAGAGTTTGGTATAGAGAAAAAAGATAGAACTGGAACGGGTACTATTTCGGTATTCGGTAGACAAATAAGACATAAAATGAGTGAAGGGTTTCCACTTCTCACAACAAAGAAAATGGCTTGGAAAACTATGGTAACTGAATTACTATGGTTTTTAAGAGGTGATACTAATATTAAATTTTTGGTTGATAATGGGTGTCGCATTTGGGATGGTGATGCATATAAAAATTATTTAACTAAGATTGACAAACAATTTCCAAATGCTCTTCGTTTTAGCAAAGAAGAATTTATTAATGAGATTAAAACCGATTATGAATTTGCTAAAATATGGGGTGAGTTAGGACCAATCTATGGTAAGCAATGGAGAGATTGGAATGGTTTAGACCAAATTAAAAATCTAATAAACGAACTCAAAACAAATCCCGATAGTAGAAGATTGATGGTAAATGCTTGGAATGTAGGTGAATTAGACCAAATGGTTCTTCCGCCTTGTCATTATGGATTTCAAGTATACACTAGAAAATTAACAGGAGAAGAGATGTGGGATTTATTAAAGAAAAAAGTTGGTGAGGAAAGATTTAAATCAATGGTTGATGATATAGTTCCATTTGGTGGTGGGTTGAGTGAAGAATTAGAATCATATAACATACCTAAACGTGCAATCTCTTTAATGTGGAATCAAAGAAGTGTAGATACATTTTTAGGATTACCATTCAACATAGCATCTTACGGATTACTTTTACATATTATAGCAAATGAAGTAAATATGATACCAGATGAATTGATTGGTAATTTGGGTGATACTCATTTGTATTTGAATCATATTGAACAAGCTAAAGAACAAATTGTTAGAGAGCCGTTTGAGTTACCTACATTAGCTATAATAAATTACTCTGAATTGAACTTTGATGAATTCACTTTAGATAATTTTAAATTGATACAATACCAAGCACATCCAACAATTAAAGCACCTTTAAGTAATTAATTATGGCAAACTTTGATGTAAAAATAAAATCTCCAAAGAGAGTTGAAAAAAAATGGGGATATGAATTATGGATTCATAATGATTCTCAATATTGTGGAAAGCTGTTAGTATTCAATAAAAGTGGCGATAAGTTTTCTATGCACTACCACATGATAAAAAATGAAACTTGGTATGTGCAAGAAGGAGCATTTCAGTTTGATTGGATTGATACCGAATCAGCTGAAAGATGTTACACACAATTACAAAAAGGTGATGTTGTTTATATAGAAAAAGGATTACCACATCAATTAACCGCACTTACTGATAATGCTACGGTATTTGAGGTTAGTACGGAACACTTTGATGAAGATAGTTATAGAATTTATAGAAATGGACCAAAAGATTTAGAATGACATATATTAACAAACACTTACCGAAATACGAAGATTTAAAAAAAGAATTAGAATCAAACCCTGATAATCTAAGATATTATATGAAGTATGAGGGGTTTATTGGTGACTCAGATTCTATGGCTTATTTAAACTTTAAAATTAACAAACTAACAAAGAAAAAACAAATGAAAACATTTTTAACATATGATGATATCCAACTTGTCCCAGCGTATTCTGAAATTGAGACAAGAAAAAGTATCAAACTACAAACTTTAGTAACAAAACGATATGGTTTGAATACTCCATTAGTAGCATCACCTATGGATACAGTTTGTGGATTGGATATGGCTTATAAAATGATGATAATGGGTGGTGTTGGTTGTATTCACCGATTTATGAGTATTGAAGAACAATCCAATATCGTAAAGCATTTAAGATACAAAATATATGGTGATGGATTTGGTGGTCCATTTGAAGATTGGGGAATTATGTACGATGATTGGCATTCTGAAATTAAGGAAGTTCCTATTATGGCTGCTGTTGGTGCAAATGGTGATTATTTGGAAAGAGCTAAATCATTAATTGAAGCAGGCGCTAATATTATTTTAATTGATGTAGCTCATGGACATCATTATAATGTAAAAGTTGCAATACAAAATATTAAATCACTAAATTCGCAAGTTGATGTAATAGCTGGAAATATTGCTACGGCAGAAGCAGCTATGGATTTACAAAGTTGGGGAGCTGATGGTTTGAGAGTTGGAGTTGGTGGTGGTTCACTTTGTACAACTCGTATTAAGACGGGATTTGGTGTACCAAATGTAACTTGTTTGGAAGAAATAATTTCAGTAGCAAAAGTTCCGGTTATGGCTGATGGTGGAATTCGAACAAGTGGAGATATTTCCAAAGCATTGGCATTAGGAGCATCTTCGATTATGTTAGGTTCTTTGTTAGCCGGAACTGATGAAGCACCTGGTCAGATTATTCAAAAGCAAAATGGACTATATAAACGATACAGAGGAGCCGCATCGTTAGAGACAAAGGTAACACACGGACAAGAAGCTAGAAATGTAGAAGGTGAATCTACAATCATTCCATATAAAGGTGGTGTAAAATATATTATTACCGAACTATTGGATGGTGTACGTTCTTCTTTATCTTATGCTGGGGCAACATCTTTAAAAGAGTTCAACCCACAATATGTTGTTGTGACAAACGCTGGTATTACTGAAGCAAAACCACATTTACTATAAAACAAAAATTATGAAAATCAAAAAAATAGAACAATCAGAAATCACAGCAGATGATATCCAATTGTATAAAGACGCTATAAAAAAGTTAAAAGGATTCATTTTCACCGCAAATGATGTAAACATTAATAAGCGAATTATTACAATTCGTTTGGGCAATGTAGAAGATGAACTAACTTTAGTTAATCCAATGATAGCAAACTATTCAGATAAACCATTAGTTTATTTTGAAAAGGATTTTAATAAGAATAAGGTAAGAAAAACTGTAAGATATCCATATCTACTTATTGAAACTGATAATTTAGGTAAAGTTGAATTTAAAGCTGATAATGAAAATGGTGATTGGAAGAACGCTGATGAATTTTTTGGAGATGCTGGATTATTGGAATGTGTATTAGCACAAAGAGCAATTGATGCAATTAACGGAATTGATATTACAAGTCCATTAAGAGCTTATTCAGATACTGTTGTAAAAGAAAAACAGCCAGGTAGAAATGATAAACTTATGTTACAGGGACCCGAAGGCGATATGATTTTTGTTAAACACAAAAAAGCAGAGTCTTATATAAAAATGGGATACAAAAAAGTTTAAAAATTTTTGATATATGGCTAAGATGATATTTAACATAGATAAGACAGATTTTAGAGAAGCGTTTAACATTGAATTATCTGTACCAGACGATATGAACATTTATGAGTTCAAAACTGTTTGTGTGAGAATGGCTTCGGCTATGGGTTATACTGATTTATCTGTAAAAAAAGCATTCGGTAGTACTGAATACGAAACCAAAGAAGAATTGGATTTCAAAAATTTTATAAAATCAGTATTGGGTACAACGTCTGGTTCTTTACAAACAATTTAAAAAAATGGATATAATACACACACATTTATTATCTCAACAAGAAGAAATGATTAAAATTCAAATTTTACTTCACGCTCTTGTAGATGAATTGGTTGAAGCAAACCTAATCACAACAGAATCATTAGATGAGCGTTTAAAACAAAAGGTTGATTTGGTAAATAAAATAATAGATAAACAAAAAGAAGAATTCAATACTACCAATATGGGTATTGGTAATATATTTGGCGGAGCTGTTGGTGAAGCTTAAATTTGGAATTTATAAAAAAATATCGTATATTTGTATAATATACTTTTAAAAAAATATGAAAACTAGAGGTTCAAAAATATTATTCGTATTCTTTTGCTTAATAGTTTTGGGATATATTTCTAATATAACTAAAAAAGAAACAATCGCCGAAATAGAAAAAGTAGAGGATATAAAGTTAAATACTACTATTGTAGATTTGACAAATTATCCTTTAAAAAGAATGAGCTCTTTTTTACGAGCAATTGGTAGAACTGAATCTGGAAATGATTATCAAGCAGTTAATAGATTCGGTTATTTGGGTAGATATCAATTTCATCCAAAAACAATTAATGGACTTGGTTACAATGTTGATGATTCTACGTTTTTAAATACACCAAGGCTACAAGACAAAGTAATGATAGATTATTTAAGATACAATAAAAAGGTATTAAAAAAATATATCAAAGAATGGAATGGTAAAATGGTTGGTGATAAGGTAATAACCGAAAGTGGTATATTAGCAGCAGCACATTTGGTAGGACCTGGCGGAGTTATTGAGTACTTTGATAAAGGTATAGATTCATCAGATGCTAATGGAACAAAAGTAAGTAATTATTTGTTCAAATTTAGTGGATATAAAATTAAAATATAAATTATGGGCTTATTTGCTTATTTCCTATTATTAGTTGTTTTACCAGCTTCAATAATATTCAATGTATTACTCTTAATAAGGGGTTTGAATATTGTAAAGCAAAATGAACAACTATCAGATTTGTTAAATGAATATGATTTTAGACAATCTGACACATCCCAAAAATTGGAAACCATGCTTCAGACAATGAGGGACATAGATAGTAATGGAGCATTCGAATCAGATGATGAAGTTGGTTCGGTATTTAACCAACTAAAAGAGACTATCGAAATTTACCAAAAAGAAATCTAAACATGCCAAGAAAAAAGAAAAGTAAAGTGTATTTTACACAAGATACCGAAAACGCTATTATTGAATATAATAAAACAAAAGACCCATCAAAGCGTAACAAAATTTATGTAGAAAGTATCCAATATCCTTTTGAAAAACTTGCTGAAAACATTTTAAACACATTTAAATTTTCCTATTTTGATGTACCAAAGCAAGACGTTCAAATGGAGGTAGTATCTACTTTAATTGAAAAAATACATATGTTTAAAGAGGGTAAGGGTAAAGCATTCTCTTATTTTTCTATTGTTGCAAAAAACCACCTTATTCTTAAAAATAACGGAAACTACAAAAGATTCAAAAAAACATCTCTACTTTCCGAAATGCCCGAAACATGGAATCCGGAAGATGATTTTAAAGATGTTGAATTAGGTAAAGAGTATAATGAATTCAAAGATTTAATGCTTAAATATTGGGACCAAAATCTTACAAAAGTATTTACAAAGAAAAGAGATATTCAAATTGCAGATGCAGTATTGGAGTTGTTCAGAAGAAGTCAGTATATAGAAAATTTTAATAAGAAACACCTATATCTTTTAATTAGAGAAATGACCGATTGTAAAACACATTATATTACAAAAGTTGTAAATGTAATGAAAGAGCATCAGCGAAGAATATTGAACGAATATTTGGATTATGGGTCTGTTACTAACCAAAGTAACGATTTTTGGGAAGAAACATATTTATATGAGGAATAAAATCATATAGTATGACAGATTTTTTATCAATGTTGTTGCACAGCCGCACTCAAGCGCATGTTTTTCATTTAAGGGTATCGCCTAAAGGATTGGCTCCACATTTAGCATTACAATCATATTACGATTCAATTATTCCATTAATAGATGAGCTCGCAGAAGGTTATCAGGGAATGGCTGGTTTAGTAGAATTTAAGCCGGTTAAAGGTTTGGATAACAATGCATCTATTGATAATATCATTTCCTACTTCGAAACTCTCCTTAAATTTATTCAGAGCGAAAGAAAATCAGAAGAAATATCAGCAAGCTGGATTCAAAACGAAATAGATAATATTGAAAAATTAATTTATCAAACGTTATATAAATTGAAAAATTTATAATATTTACTGTTAAAAGTAAATAAGTTTTAAAAATAGTTAGTACCAATAAGTTTTTTTAAAGGTTTCTTTATGTGTTATATCAATAATACAAAAGAATTATATGATGAAAAACTTATTGGTTTTTTTATTTACGTTATTTTTTATAAACGTAACTCAAGCACAAACCCAAATTTTTATTGGTGATATAACCAATGGTATTAAAATTGGGCCTATGGTTGGTAATAAAAACCTAATATTAGGCTTGAGAAATATTGCAGAAGAAGCTCTTATGGATAAGGGCTTTGATATAGTTGCTAAAAACGATTCTACACTTAAACTTAATATGGAAATTGTATATTTCGATATACTATCTACTAATGCGGGCGTAAGTGTATTTCATAAAACAAACGCAGAAACTATCATCAGAATAAAAGGTACTATTGTAAAAGATGGTAAAAAAGCTAAAGAATATTTGGCAACTGGTAAATCATCTGAAATATCTACATCAACAATGGTTATTGATGAAGGTGGTGGAATTAATCAACAAGCCGCCCGTTCCGCTCTCAAAAAAACAATTATAGAATTAATTGACAAACTAACCATATGAAAAAACTATTATTATTAGCTGGATTACTAATCTCCAGCTTTTCGATTTTCGCACAGGCTCCATCAATTGGACACTTTCAACAATTAGCAACTGTAAAAAGAGGTGATACCTTAGAAGTTGCTTGGTATTACCAACCAGTATCGAATACTGACATTCGTACTTTCCAAGTAGATTTCCAATACAGAAAACAATTGTTAACTCACATTTCTACAACTGTAGCTTCTACATATAGTGGACAAACTCCATATGTAGATTATCAGCAATTCAACAATTACAAATATGGTTCTTATACAAATGGAACTTATAATTACGTTGCCGATACAAACTGGACTGTAGCAAGAAACTATTTAATTTTAGCAAGTGGTAACGCTATAGCATCAAATTCTTATATTATTTATAACAAATATAAAATTAACGATGTACCTTCTAACTTCGCATCGGATACTGTAACTGTAAACTGGGCTAGATTATTTAAAGTTGATGGTACTTCTATTGGTGATAATATAGCTAATTTAACAAACAAAAAATTAGCAATATATCTTAAAGGTAACTTTACAATTTATGGAAAGGTTTGGTTAGCAACAAATATGACTACTAAACCAACTGTGGTTGCAACCGATTATAATACTGGCGCTATCGCATCTAGTGTAGTTGTAAATAATGATGGTACATACACTTTACCAAATATTGAAGAAAAAACAAAATACAAAATTAGTGTATTATTTCCACAAGATAGTTTGGTAAATATAAGAGATTATGCAGTAACTATAACTGATGGTACAAAAGCCTATGATGAATTTACAAAAACCGATGTATCTCAACAATATAGTAGATTATACTTAAAATCAGGATTATCATATCTACAAGCAGATATTAACAAAACTGGTACATTCGATGGTGGTGATGCGTATGGTATATACGCTTCGGTTTCTGGATTGAAGAAGATTGATACTGCTAATTTAATTAGTGTATTCCATGCAAATGAATACGATTCTTTAGTTTTAGGTTCAAATCAATGGACTGCATGGGCTAACTATATCAATAGAGGAAACTTTGTAATTGATAGTGTTGGTACTACTAACTTAGATGTTCAACTCAAATATTTTATTTTAGGTGATGTAAATAGAAGTCATTCATCTCCTGTATTCAATTCAACTGGCGGTGAAATATTAGCATACAATATAATTGGTAATATGGATGTGAATGTACCGGACACCTATACAGGTCCGGGTCAACCATTAGTAGTACCATTTAATGTAAGTTTTGCAAATAATAAACAAAATGCAGGACTTCAATTTGAAATGAAATATGACCCAAGCAAAGTAAAGTTTGAAGAAATCATTTCAAATATTCAAGGGCCATGGCTACAATATGTAACACATGATGAGGTTAATGGTATTGTAAGATTTGGTGGAGTTAACAACCAAACATCAGGGTTTTTAAGTGGTAATTCAACACCATTTAGACTTAAATTCTCACCAATTGGTAATAACGATATAACTTCAAACATTTATATTAGAAGATTAATGGATGCGGCTGATATAAATGGTGACCCATTTGCAATATCATTAGTATCTGATAAAGTTACTATAAGTAATAAAGCAATGCCTGGATTTGTTAATGGTAATCCTAATAGAGAAATTACTGCAAAAGTTTTTCCTAATCCAAGCAACGGAATGTTTGAGCTAGTAGTAGATTTTCCACAACCAAATATGTTTGTAATGGCTAACGTATATGATTTTGATGGTAATTTAATCAAAAGAATAGGTAAATTGCAAGCAGATGAATACTTATTGACAGCACAAACTCGTGTTGAAATGCCAGGCGCTAGAGCCGGTGGTAGTTACTTTGTATCGTTACAATCTCCTGATGGACAAGCAGTTACGAAAAAATTATTAATATTATAAAATAAAATTTTATGTCTGAAGAAGTACAAGAAAATGATGGAACTTGGTCTGGTTTGAAAAAGACTATTATAGGTGTAGTAACAACTGCAGTTATGGGTGTTGGAACTTGGGGTGTAACCCAAATCACAGGTGGTGATAAAGAAGAAGCCGCACCAGTTCAACAAGCAGCTCCAGTAATTAACATTACTAACTCAAACCAACAATCTCAAGCAGCAGGTGGTGGTACAACTAAAATTATCGAAAGAGAAAAAGTTGTAGAAAAACCGGCAGCAGCTCCTGTTAAGAAAAAAGAGGGTGATGAATTCAAAGAAGAAGCACCAAAGTGGTAATTAACAAATAAAAATTTATATCAAATGGCAGATAATAATCAACAACCACCCACCGGTTTTAAAGAACTACTTAACTCAATGATGAAACGCAGATGGTGGATTACTGCGTTAGTGTTGGGTGGGTTTATGTTTATAATGGCTGGAATGTTCGCAGCTATTTTTATGAAATCTGACATAGCAGGAGAATGGAAAGAACTTCTCTTATTATTGTTAGGTGCTTTCATTGGTTCTTATGGTAAAATCATTGACTATTGGTTTAGTGATACCGATAAAGATAAGATGTTAGTTCAAAAGATGGATGAAGAAGATGGTACATCGTTGAGTAATACAGCAGATTTACCAACACCACCACCAACAAATTCACCAATAATACCGGAAGTATTTACCGCAGCAATTTCAAATTCACAATCAAAAGTAGTAGAATCTCAAATAACCGATGCGGTTACACAAGCTCCAACTAAAGCATTCGTACCTGTTGAAATTGATGAGGATGGTGATGGTGTAATGGATGGGTTAGATACCGATGGGGATGGTGATATTGATGAATATTTTGAGCATAGACAATGTGAACACCTTTGGGGTGATTCCGATGGGGATGGTGATTTAGAGTGTTTAAAATGCGGAAAAATTAAAGACGATGAAGAAGGATAAAATTAAAATTAACGAAAATACTAAAGCAAATATAATAGCTTTGGGTATAATCATTACCTGGTTTACATTAATGTTTGTTGTTGCGCAATATGTTGTATAATAAACGTTAAATAACTTAAAAATGGGATTTATTAAAGAATTATTTAAAGACAATAATGATATCAACGAAAAATCAGTAGTTGGTTTCTTATCATTTACAATGATGGTTATAGCTTTATTTGTAGACCTTATTACAGGCTATATGGGTAAAGAACTTTTGATTAACGAATATATCTTCAACGGATTTTTGGTAATTACTTTAGGTTCATTTGGTATTGCTTCTGTTGATAAATACATCAATAGAAAAGCAGAAGGAAAAAAAGAAAGTTCAGAAGAAGAAATGGGATAAAGTAAAAGGGGGGTTTCCCCCTTTATACTTACTAAAAAATACTACTATGAAAAAATTAAGTTTATTATTGAGTTTTATTTTAATTGTAAATTTGGGATTTGCTCAAACAATTGGTACAACAAAAACAGAGCAATATAAAGCATCATTTGAAACACAAATTGATATTTCACAATATATGGATTATGAAGGACCGCAAATTCCCATTCAAATTTTAAAATGTGGTATATCTGATGAAATGTATGAATTATATCCTGAATTAAAAGAAAAAAGAGTAGGTTTGGGTGTAGCCAATATCTCAATGGAATATTTGGAAAACCTTAATCGTTTCAAATTTACCGAAGATAAAACTGAAATCAAAAATAGAATGGTTAAGCAATTCCAAGCATCTCAGGCTGGCATAGCTGAAAATCCATTAGATGGTAGAGGTAAAATAAATTTGGCTAAATACTTTGTAACAATCGAGTGTTACGATTATTCAGTATCGGAAGATGAGACGGTAAATCTTAAAGATGGTGTTAAAAATATGATGGTAACTCGTATTGGTCTACAAGTTAGATTTACCGATGCGGAAACGGGTGTAGTATTTGGTGCAAGTGGATTGGGTGAAGCAACAACAACAAGAGAATTAACACTACTTTCAGATGCTACTGTTGACCCAGTTAAATTCAATCAATCAACTATTTCAATAGCAACTAAGAAAGCATTAGATATTGCTTGTGCACGAATCTTACAAAGAATGGTAAATAAAGGAATATTTACAAAATAATAAGTTATTTTAAAATAAAGTTTCAAAACAACCAATTCAATGTACAGGTATATAGATGAAACGATGGCTAGTAACTCTTTTAACGATTGTTACATTTCTGATATCTAACAAGGTATCCGGCCAAATATTGTCTTATACTTTTATTGACCCTTGTACACAAGAGGTAACTATATTTACTATTCCAGCACAAGGAACAGTAGTTTTCTTTTTAAATAAATCTCGCTCATTTACATCCGCAGATGTAGCTAATGGTACTTTAGCAGCTTGGGTAAATCAAGTATATGCGGAATATAGAATGACAGCTCCATGTGGACAGCAACAAGGGCAAGTAACCCAAAATCAAATAACAACTCAAATTATTAGTAGTACTGTACAAAGTGTTGTTGGTAGTATTATGTCATCGGCTCAATCAGCATCTGCTGGTATGAATGTTAATTCAAGCTCCTCTGGTAATAACAATAAATCGGGTAATCATAACAATAATTCTAACTCAAATGGGGGTGGTAACACCAATTCTAATACATCCAATAGTTCCGCTGGGGGTGGAAGTTCATCAACCGCTAGTTCTGGGGGTTCTGGGAGCAATTCTGGGGGTTCTACGGGAAATGGTGGTAGTGGTTCAACTGGTAGTTCTGGAGGTTCTGGGGGTAGTTCTGGAGGTTCTGGAGGTGGTAATACCGGTGGAGGTTCTGGGGGTAGTTCTGGAGGTTCTGGGGGTGGTAATACCGGTGGGGGTTCTGGTGGTTCTACGGGCGGCGGTTCTACGGGAGGTGGGACAACTGGTGGTGGTACACAAACAGGCGGAACAACGGGTAATACTGAAACAGGCGGTCAGCAAAAAGCTGAAGAGGTTGCCGCTACAACTACAATGAACGTTGATGCCCATAATGGGGGTGGTGGTGAGTCGAGCGGAGAATCCGGTGGTAGCGGAGGTGGTGGAAAAGGTGGAGGTAAATCTGGCTCAAAATCATCTAACTCAAACCCTATGTTAGTACAATCGGATTTGACAACGGCTCAAAATTTGGATAAAAGTTTTACACCAATTTTAAATTTAGGTATATCACAATCATCGGTAACTGGTGCATCAAGTTGGGGATTGACATCAATGACTTGGTTAAATTTCAGACAATTTGCTTTAAGTGGAAGATACACTAGTATGATATTTAATAAAACGGGAAGTATAAAATATATTAGTAATTTTAATGTGACTGGTGTGTATTCTTATGGAAATATTTTAGGGTTTATAGGTTATAGTGGTATATTAAATGCTGGAAAATATGGTGTAACTGGTTTTAATGCAAGTGTAGCTGGAACTTTGATATCGGAAGATAAATCATCTTTCTTTTCACCATCAATAACGGCATTTTATACAAGACCATTTGCAGCTGGGAAACGATTAACAATTTCACCTGAACTATATATAATATCAACACCATTAATTTATTCATCTAAAGAACAAGTGTTTCAAACGGATAGAACATTTAGTGGTTTTATTGGAAGTGGGTTCGATTACCAAATTTCTAAAAGATTTAAATTTAATATAAACTATAAAGCTAATTTGAGTACAAATCCTGAGTTTCCAATTTTATCATTTTTCTTAATTGGTAGTAAAGTAAATTTATAATGAAAAGGTTATTAATAATATTATTGAGTTTTTTACCATATTTGGTATTTTCTCAAGCAACAACAATATCATTAGGTACATCAAGTACAGGTGTATTATCATCCTCACATAATACATGGGTAAAGGTTGACCCAAATATAACCATAACAGCAAATGGTAATATTACAGGTTTTAGAGTTCAAATATCACAAAGTTTTTTTAGTGGAACTACGGGAGACCAATTAAGGTCAACTGCAACTTTACCATCTGGTGTGGCTGTATCTACATTTAATACAACAACTGGTATTTTAGCGTTTAGTGGTTCTACATCGGCATCTAATTGGGAAACTATATTAAGAGGTGTTGAGTTTAAATCAACATCAAATACGTGTTATAGTTTACAAAGAAGAATAACATTTGTTGCAGGTACTGTATTTTATAATCCACTTACTGAACATTTTTATGAATATGTTTCAGGTAGTACATCTTGGACAAATGCTAAAACATCCGCAGAAAATCGTTCATACTTTGGTAGGGCTGGATATTTGGCAACAATGTCATCTGAAGCTGAAAACAATTTTATTTGGAAATTAATGTCATCTGATGGTTGGTTTGGTGCATCGGATGAAGTATCGGTAGTAAATACGGCAAAGGGTACAACAGCATATGCTTCACAATCTGCTGTTGAACAAAAATGGCATTGGGTTACTGGACCTGAAAAGGGAACTCAATTTTCGAATAGTGCAACGGCAGTAACGGGTCAATATGCAAAGTGGGCTGGTGGTGAACCAAATAATGCTGGTGGTGAACATTATGGTCAATTTTATTCGGGTAATCAGGGACAATGGAACGATTTACCCAACACATCACTACCTGGTTATATTTGTGAATATGGTGATATGCCGGGAGATATAACATCATCAACTACAATTTTAACAAGAAATATTGAAATTAGTGGAGCATCAAGTGGTTATATAAGTGGCGGTGATATAAACGTATGTTCAGGTAGTAATAGTACAACACTAACTCTTAATGGTTATACCGGTAGTATCGTAAGATGGGAATCTTCATTTGATAACTTCTTCACCGCAGGAACTGCAATATCAAATACATCATCAAGTATTACCGTTACCAACCTAACTAAAACCACATACTACCGAGCAATTGTGAATTCAACAAGTCCACAATCATGTTCAAACTTAGCAACATCAAGTGTATTCTTATCGGTTAAACCAACAAAATCAGGAACAATATTTGCTGCAAATAATTCTATTTGTGCTGGTGGTCAAGTTGAATTAACATTATCTGGACAGCAAGGTAATGTAAATAAATGGCAACGTTCAACTGATAATGTTAATTGGACTGATATTTCAAATACAACAACAAGTCTTACCGAAACATTAAATAGTGCCGGAACATACTATTACAGAGTTGTAGTTCAAACCCCAAATTGTGGTGGTGCAATTAATTCTGATTCAAAAACAATTACTGTTACATCTGGTACACCTCCAGTTGGTGGTTCTGTTTCTTCTAAAAATCATTCGAGCACTACTAACTCTGGAACACTTACATTGACGGGTTACACTGGTACAATTGTAAAATGGCAACGCTCAACTAATGATGGGGTAACTTGGACAGATATAGTAAATACGAATACTACATATTCTTACACAAACATAACAGCAAAAACTTTATTCAGAGTACAACTACAAAGTGGTACTTGTGGATTTGCATATTCTACTGCTGGTATTGTTAATATTGTTTACACAATTTCAGGAACAATTACCCTACCAACATCAACAACACTATCTCCTATGATTACAATTAGTTTATATAAGGTTGTTGGTAGTACTGAAACGTTAATTAAAAACGATACATTAAACTCAAATGGTACATATTCGTTTGATATACCTGAAAATGGTGTAAATTATAAGATAGTACCATCTTTGGAAATACAAGGTATTACATTAGATGATTTCAATCCTACATTTAATGAAGTTATGAATATAAACACACCAAATAACACAACCGCAGGTTTATATTTGAATTCTGGTAAAAAATGGAAAGCAGCAGATGTTAGTAGAAATGGATTTTTAGACTTAGGAGATGCATTTTTAATAGCAGCACATATAACTAATTTAGTTCCCATTAATAAAATTTTATGGTTTACTGCAACTAATTATGATTCATTAACACAATCAAATTATGGTTCAGTAAATCCGGTTGATTCTTTTTCATTCACTTCAGTTAGTACAAGTGTTACACAAAATATAAAATATTGTATATTGGGTGATGTGAATCTTTCACATTCATCTAATTAATATTTATTAAAAAGATTATGAAAAAGTTTATCTGTTTAATTGTATTGATATCACTACAAATTTCATCATTTTCCCAAACCAGTAGTTGGAGAAATCAATCTCAAAGTGGGAATAATCAATCAAACTCTGGTTCGACTTCATCAAATAGTAATGTTAGTAGCTGGAGAACACCGCAAACTCAGCAGATACAACAACCAATATACACACCACCAAGACAAAATCATAGATATTATGAATCATATCCTAATTCAAATTTCTATGGTTGGAATAGATGGAATAATGTATATGGTGCACCTATGTATGGTTGGAATTTTTATGACCAGGCTTTTTACTATAATAGATGGGGATATAGAGAGCCTGCCAGAATTTACTATTATGATAATGGTAATCAAGATACTATTAGAGGTAAAAGAATACATTTTTCATTTGGATTACAAAAACCCACATTCAAAAATCAAATGGGTATGTGGTTTACAATAGGTGATAGAATTTACTTTATAACTGATTATAACAATACTATAAATTCTGATAAATCTGAATATTTTCCTAATAAAAGTATATGGAATTATTATAATGATGTTATGACTGTAAATGGGGTATCTAAAAAAATAAGTGAATTATTTCCTCTATCTTCGGATGTAATTATACAAGGTAATTTATATTTTGGATTGGGTAAAAAGTTTGGAAGATTTGGGACTCATATTAGTGTCGGTATGGTTAAAGAAACAATACGATATAGATATAAAGATGATATAGGATATATTACATTTCCAAAATCAAACGATAGTTATTTAATTTATAAATTTGGTGGATTGTACGATTTAAAAAGCGCAACTTTAAAAGTTGATTATGACCCTATCTTAAAAGTTGGATATTTTGGAGCAGGTATTAACTTTTAATAACTTCCAATATTTATATGTGTTAAAAAGTATTTAAATATGAAAAACAAATTACAACAAGAAGTTCAACAAAATGTTGAAAAGGTAAAAGAATTTAAAAATAATAACAAAAAACTACTTTTGGTAGCTGGAATTTTGTTATTGGGATTTTTGTTATGGGGTACGTTCTCCAACAAATATCATAAAAAAGAAATTAAAGCATTAGAAAAAGAAATAGAACTAGTTCAAGAAAAGTTTGAAGAAGCTGTAGTTGAAAAAGAAAGATTAAGAGATTCTTCGGAAGTCTATGAAACCCTTGCAGCTGAAGCTGAGCAAGAGGCTAATGAATTTAGACAAAAAGCTGCAAAAGAAAAGAAAGATAAAGAACAAGCATTAGCAGCACTCAAAAACTTACCAAAAGATGAAATTGATACATTTTTGGCTAAAAGATATGTAGCTGTTGAAAAAGCAGATATAAATTTAGATTTAGATAAAAATGTAGGAAACGCTATAGTAGTTGAATTAGTAGAAAAAGACCATTTAGTTGGACAATTGGCAACTTCAGAAAATTTGAATGTAACATTGACTGGTCAGGTAAGTAGTTTAAAGACATCATTAGATTTTTCAAAAGCAGCTTTAGTTAGTGCTGATTCTGCAATAGCTCATAAATCAAAGCAATTTGAGTTACAACAACAGGTAAGTGATTTACTTAAAAAAGACCTAAAGACTGCAAAGAAAAAAGCATTTTGGAATAAATTCAAAGGTGCTGGTGTTGGATTGGCAATTGGTTTAGGCGTTGGACTATTAGCTAAATAATATAAAGAATGCAACTTACCGAATGTATTATTGTTTCTAAAGAAGTAAATGATAAATTCATATTAGCAAAAAATAGAGATAGAGCTTACAATCCATCTTTAGAAATTGTACATACCATTATAGATGGTATAGAAGTTGCATATTTACACGATTTAGTAACCGATTGGAGCGAGGGATTAAATGAAAAGGGAATTGGGGTTGTAAATTCTGCGTTACTTGTTGGACATGATGAGGCTGAGCATAAGATAGTTAAGAAAGGTGGTAAACCTGGACCTGATGGTGATAAGATGAGAAACATCATAAAGCAACCCACATTAGTTGATGCTATTCGAGCAGCTATAAAATATAAAGGTAAAAGTGGCTTATCTTTAAAAGGACATACGTTTGTATCATCACCAAAGCATATGGTTAGTATTGAAACTACATCTAAACATAAGCCTGATATAAAAGTACAAAACTCTGAATCTCCGGTTGTTCGTACTAATCACGGACATATGTTTACCGATGCTGGATATACACATGGTGAAAAATACCTTTCATCTAAAATGAGAAAGATATCAGCTGAAAAATCTGTTGAAAAAGTTGATGATTGGACTGAAATAGCAGCGGCTATGAGAAAAGAATTCTTTCCAAATAGACCACAACTTAATATGAAGAGAGATACTAAAGAGATGTCAACTTCTTCACAAACTGTAATGAACCTTACGGATAGAGTACTACAAATAACTTATTTTAAAGATAAGGTTAATGAATTTAAAGGTATCAATAATCAATTACCAAAAGATTATGAACCTAAAATTAAAATTGAAATAGTAGCTGTATAACTTTAAGTTTTTCTTTATTACATATTTATAGATAAGCAAAATTAAAATATGTAATAGTATGTCAACTGAATTTGAACTATTCAAAGGTAAATCGTTAAGTTCTCTTTTTGAGGATATTTACAATAACCAAATACAAAAAAAAGCTAAAATAAGCGAGCTTATCAATGAATTAAAAAAGATGATAAAGCATGCTGGTGATATAGCTGTAATAGGTCCTATTATTAAAGACCTAATAGAAACTTCCGTTAAAAACGATGACCAGCTAGTTAAATTGGCAACAATAGCACAAAGAATAATAGCAGGAGAAAAGAAAACTGAAGGACAGGAAGGATACCTATCTGCAGAAGAAAAAGCACAATTGTTAGCGGAAATAGATTCAATACAACAAGAGGTATCTAAGGTAGATGACCTTCAGTTTGAAATTGATGAAATTAAAGATAAAATAAATTAATATGGGTTTATTTAACGCTGGGGTTGCAAACGTAAGGGGAGCTCAAACTGGTACTACAACACCAATCAATAAAAAAGGATTTGGTTATGTTTATAGTATTATTTTGGATGATACTCACCCAAGAATAAAAGAAAAGGTTGGTAATACTATTTCCGACCCTAATATGTCCTTAATAGGATGTATTGAGTTCAGATTCTCCAGTGATAATGTATCGGATGAAGAAAATCTAACATTAGCCTATCCATTTGATAAAAACTTTATAAATCTTCCTGTTAGAAACGAAACTGTAGAGATTTGGCAGGGAGAAGGTGGACAAAATTTTTATAGAAGAATTGGTGAAGATATAACACCAAATATTAATGCGGACGAAAAAGCAATTAGTAAAACTTTTGCACCAAAATCTACTAAAGAAAATTCATCAAAAAATTATCAAAAAGTAGAAGCAACATCCATTGCCAGAACCGATAATAATGAATCATCTAAATACGATGGCTTTGGTGAATATTTTAAAACAGAAGCAGGTATTCATAAACTAAAACTTTATGAAGGTGATACCTTACTTCAAACTAGATTTGGTCAATCAATTAGATTTAGTGCTTTTAATAATAATGATAAAGTATTTTCTCCTGTTATAATATTAAGAAATTCTGAAAATGCTATATCAAAAAATAAAGGTATAACACAACCTACCGAAGAAGATTTCAGTAGGGATGGTAGTACTATCGCATTTACTTCAAACCAATATCAAATAGCTTTCCAACCAGGAACAGTAGATGATGGTGGTACTACGGATTTTGAAACCAAACCAAATTCATTTAAAGAGTTTCCTAAAAAACTGATTGGTGATAACATTTTAATTAACTCTGGTAGAATAATACTCTCAGCTAGAAATGCAGAAATGATGTTTTTTTCAAAGAAAAACTATGGATTTGTATCTGATGGTGCATTATCAATTGATAATAAATTAGGAGTAAATGTAAATGTTGGTGATAATACAAATTACACTACAAATGATAGGGATATCAATTTTAACACTGGAAATGGAAAAATAAATTTAGGTAATAAAGAATTAGAACCAATTGTTAAAGGGCAAAAATTAGTAGATGTATTAAAAGAATTAATTGATGCAATAACACAACAAGTATTCTTAACACCATCGGGCCCAACCGCAACTGGACCCACAAATCTAGCAGATTTTAATAGTATAAAATCCAGATTAAATACGATACTTAGCGAACTAAATAAAACTTCTTAATATGTCTTGGGCATTATTCAAAGCAAATATTTTAAGATATGCTAATGACCCGGATAGCTTGCAAGATATTGATTCGGTTGCAAGACTTTGGGCAAAAGAATACGATGCGGCTATTAAACGAGGTTATGATACAATAAACTTTGTAACAATAAAAAGAGGTAACGTTGAAATTATGGAAGAGTTGATTAAAGCAGCTCTACTAAAAGGACAAACTTCTAGAGAACCTTATGATTTGGTTGGTGCTATGGGAAATGCGGTAAAAGCATATTGGGCTGGTGCTATATTAAATGAAGTACCAATACCATTAGTACCTGCGCCGGGAGCAACAGCAAATATAAGTGTTGTGTCAAACGTTGTTATTAATCCAGGAACATGGACTCCACCAACATCTAAACCATCGGTGGGTATATCACCAAACCTAAATGGAACAGCAATAGAAACAGCACAAGACCCAACTATGTCAGAAGAAGAGTTGGCTGGTGCTAAAGAGGATTTGGCAGCAGCGGAAGCCGATTTAGAAGAATATTCGGCAGCCGGATTAGAAGAGGAAGCGATAACCGCGGAGGAACAAATAAAGTATCAACAAGAGAGAATAGATTCGGAAGAAAACACATCTATGTTTGTTGAGGATGCTAATCTTACAGAAGAGCAAAACGAACAAATAGAAGAGTTAAAAAATGATGATGAATCTGAACCTGTTTCCGATGATAATATTGGAAAGAAAATAGTTGCTATGGCTCTCAAAGATTTAAATGTAAAAGAAGACCCATTACCACCAAAAACACCCGAAAACTCTGGTAAACGAGTTTTGGAAATGTTGGCAAATACTGGTATTAAAGGTCCTGCTTATTGGTGTGCAGCAGCTGTTACAACTTGGTACAAAGCTGCTGGTGCAGATTATCCTAAAAGTGGAGCAGCGTCGTGTGATGTGTGGATGGAATGGGCTAAGAAAAATAAATTGTTTAGTAAAACACCTGCTATTGGAGCAGCCATATTATATGGAAAACCATCGGATGCACATCACATAGGTATTGTTGAAACAATCGTTGGTTCAAAAATAACAACTATTGAAGGTAATACTTCTGGTGGTGGTTTTAATAGAAATGGAGTTGGCGTATTTAGAAAAACACCAAATGCAGCAAATGCAGTGGGATTTGTACTACCAAAAAAGAAACAATAATGTCAGTACTTCCACCATCAAATAACACTTCGGCAATAATAGATGATTTTATTAATTATGCCACACAACATTTAACAACGGTTAGTGGAGTAGTTACTACAGTATCTTTATATCCAGCCGTACCAACGCCGGTGCCTGGTCCTGGTGTTATTAATTGGACAGGATATACTGTTACACCCGCTACACCAACACCGCCATTCCCAACTGCAAACTTTGACCCGAACTCTGTTGAAACCCCAATAGCAGATACAACATCAATAGAAATGACAGATTCTCAATTAGCAGCTTCGGAGCAGGCAAGCTTGAATGGTTCTAATATAAATGAAGCAACCGCTATAGCGTTCGAGAGTGATGAAGAACTTACGCCCAATCAAATAGAGTCTGTAGAAAGTGCGTTAATTGAGGATGCAAAAAATGAACCAACCCCATCAGATGCAGAACCAATTGATGATGGTATCCAACAGGTGCCCAACTATAAAACAAATGTAAAAGTTCCACCTGAAATGGTAGTAGCTATGAGAAAGTACGGCGTTGGTAGAACTGCAATTCAACGAGCACATCTTTTAGCTCAATGTGCACATGAGTCTGGTGTTTGGATATATAAAGAAGAAATAGCTTCTGGAGCAGCTTATGAAGGTAGAAAAGATTTGGGAAATACTCAACCGGGAGATGGAAAACGATATAAAGGGAGAGGATATGTTCAGTTAACAGGTAGGGCTAACTATAAAAAGTATGGGCCCGTTGCTGGTGCAGACTTTGAAAATAACCCAACAATAGTAGCTACAAAATATTTTGCTGATACGGCTTGTATGTTTTGGAAATCTAATAAATTAGATTCAAAAGCAGTAGATTCTTCAGAAACTACGATAAAAGTTGTTAGTAAACGGATTAATGGTGGTTATAATGGGTTGGCTGATAGAATGAAAAAATTTAAACTATATTGGACTGAGTTGCAAAAAGACCCTACATTGTGGAGTTAATACCCAAAAATACTTTATCCAAATATTTATAAACATAACAAAGATAAACGATTATGGACACAGATAAATTGTTAAAAGCCATTCAAATTCTTATAAAAGAAGAACTTAAAGCAACACTTCCAAAATTAGTAAAGGAAAGTGTTAAAATGGAAGTAAAAAGAATTTTGGCTGAAAATAAAGTATCTCAACCAAAAAAAGCTGAAAATAGCCTATCTATGGCTAACGCTATATTAGGTAATGAGGATACTATATTAGAAAATGTAGAAAAGAAAGCTTACACAAAAAATAGTATGATTAATGATATTCTAAATGAAACCAGAATGCAATATGCTGGTGCACCATATGAAGTATCGGAATCTACTATGGTTTTTGATTCTTCTAACGTTCCTACTGGAAATGGTATATCACCTAATTTAAGAGCACAAATGGCAGCTAAAATGGGGTATAGTGATGTAGCTGGTCAAAAAACTGGATTGGGAGTTCAAACTGGTGTGGCTGAATTAGATAAGGCTTTTAATAGAGATTACTCTGAATTAGTAAAAAGATTTAAGAAATAATGGCAATAGTATTAGGACAAAGAAAGGTTAAAGATTTAAAAGAATTTGAAGATTATGCGATTGGTATCACATTACCCATCCAAATTGGAAATACTGCTTTTAACCAATCTTTTAAGACTATTGACCAGGTAAAAACTAACATAAAGAATTTGTTATTAACTAAAAAAAGAGAAAGGGTAATGCAACCAAATTTAGGTAGTGGTTTGCAAGAACTTCTTTTTGATTTTAATGATGAAACGTTAGCACAAAAAATAGAGCAAACTATTACCGATGCTATACAAACTTGGTTACCATATGTTAACATAGAAGAAATAAATGTACAACAAACAAATGAATTAAAAGATTCTAATACAGTAGATATATCATTATCATTTACTGTTGGTGATGAAGTTAATTTAAATAGCGTAAGCTTTACAATATAATAGAAATGGCATTAACCACATCAAATAACAATTTTACAAATAGAGGTAAAGATATTAAATATCTAAATAAGGATTTTGCTAGCTTTCGTGCAAACTTAATTGAGTTTACAAAAGCTTATTTTCCAAAAACTTATTCTGATTTTAATGAAACCTCACCTGGTATGATGTTTATTGAATTAGCATCATATGTTGGTGATTCTTTATCTTATTATGTAGATGATACATTAAAAGAATCTTTTTTAGCTTACGCAGAAGATATACAAAGTGTATTGGCATTATCTCAATTTATGGGATATAAACCAAAAGTAACTTCACCTGCCATAACAACTCTTTCTTTGTATCAATTAGTACCATCAATTGGGACTGGAGTAAATAATAGACCAGATTCAATGTATTATTTGAGAATCAAAGAAGGTATGAGAGTGGAATCATCTACAACTCCTAAAATAATATTTAGAACAACTGATGTTGTTGATTTTTCGGAAGATTCAAATAGAGAAATAAGCGTTTATCAAAGAGATTCAATAACAGGCGAACCAACCTTTTATTTAGTTAAAAAACAAGTATCAGCTATTTCAGCTGAAGAGATAACACAAACTTTTGATTTTGGTTCATATGAATCATTTAGAAAAATTACATTACCTGAAACCAACATAATTCAAATTTATGATGTAAGGGATGAGAATGATAATAAGTGGTATGAAGTACCATATTTGGCACAAGAAACAGTCTTTATTGAACAACCAAATACTGAAATAAATGACCAAGATTTAAATCAGTTTAAATCAACTGTACCTTATATTTTAAAAACAATTAAAACATCTAAAAGGTTTACAACTTTAGTAAATCCTGATAGTACAACAACTATACAATTTGGCGTAGGTGACCCTTCAGCTAATGATGAATTACTTATACCAAATATGAAAAATGTAGGATTGGGATTACCAAATTCTATCAGCAGATTAGAAGAATCATTTGACCCAACAAATTTCTTAAAAACAAAAACATATGGGGTATCACCGGCAAACACAACTTTGACTGTTAAATATTTTGTGGGTGGTGGTGTTGCATCAAATGTAGCAAAAGGAACTTTGACAAGACTAAATGGGGTAGAGTATGAAGAAGATTTAACTAAATTTTCAGTACAAGAAAGAATACTATATACCACAGTTAAAAACTCATTAGCTGTAGATAACGAAATCCCTGCAGTTGGTGGAAGGGGTGGTGAAACTATTGAAGAAATCAGACAAAACGCATTAGCAAATTTTGGTTCACAAAATAGAGCAGTTACTGCTAAAGATTATCAAGTAAGAGCATTATCAATGCCTGCTAGGTTTGGTGGTATTGCTAAAGCATACGCTACCGCAGATGGTACATTAGACAACAATTCACCATCATCAATTCTAGCTTCACCAAATGTGTTGCAAGAATTTACTGATTTGGTTATGAGTTTTGTAAATAAACCTGATTCTGAAGAACCAAATCAACAATCGGTAAAGCAGGAAATTCAAAAGTTTTTAATTGGTAAAACTTCGAATGAAAATGAAAAAAATAACCCATTTGCTATAAATCTTTATTTGCTTGGATATGATAATAATGGTAGATTAACTCAATTAAACAGGGCAGTTAAAGAAAATCTAAAAACATATCTTAACGAATATAGAATACTAACGGATGGTATTAATATTAATGATGGATTTATAATTAACATTGGTTTAGATTTTGAAGTGATTTGTTATCCAAGCTATAACAAAAGTGAAGTTGTAGCTAAATGTATATCTCAATTAAAAGATTATTTTAATATGGATAAATGGACATTTAATCAAACCATTAATTTAAGTGAAATTGAATTAGCATTGGCAAATGTGGAAGGAGTATCATCAGTTCCTATGGTAAAAGTTACAAATAAATGCGGTGGAAATTACACAAATAATTCATACAACATTGATGCAGCAACTAAAGGAAAAATTATATATCCTTCGTTAGACCCATCGGTTTTTGAAATTAAGTTTCCTGATTCAGATATTAAAGGGAGGGCAAGATAATGGCATACTATTTTATGACAGCATCAAAAGATGCATCGGTATATCTACAACAGCCTAACCAAAACGCCGGGCTTGATGAAGTATTGGAGATAAGTAAAGTTTACTATGGTACTATTAAGGATGTATCAAGAGCACTAATTAAGTTTGATGTAAATTATTTATCATCATCTATCTCAAATGGTAACATTGGATTTGATGAAGCTAATTTAATTTTAAAAGAAACCCAAAGTGAAGAAATTCCATTAGAATACACAATATACGCATATGCTATTAGTGGTAGTTGGGAAATGGGTAAAGGTACTAGATTTGATGATGTATCAACTGCTGGTGTAACTTGGAATTATAGAGAAGGTGATTCAAAATTAGATTGGTTAGAAAACACATTAGCTAATGGAACAGATGCAAATCCAAACGATGGTAGTGGTGGAACTTGGTATTTAGTAAGCGGTTCTACTCAATCATTTAATTATCAAACATCTGATATAGAAATGGATGTTAGAAATATGTTGAAAGTTTGGATGAGTGGTTCGTTACCAAATGATGGTATGATACTTAAACATTCGGATTCAAAAGAAAATGATACGCAAGATTATGGTATTGTAAAATTATTTAGTAAAGAAACAAATACAATATATCAACCAAAAATAAGAATTGGATGGGATGACCAAACGTTTTCAACAGGCTCTTTATCAGCTCTTACGGCTGATGATATTGTTGTTGGTATAAAGAATTTTAGAAAAGAATATAAGTTAGAAACAACACCAACGTTGAGAGTGTTTGCTAGAGAAAGATATCCTTTAAAAACTTTTTCTTCAACATTTCAATATAACAATATAAAATATCTACCTGAAACATCATATTATCAAATAAAAGATTTTGCTTCAAATGATATTATTATACCTTTTTCTGATTATTCAAAAATAAGTTGTGATAGTGATGGTAACTTCATAAAGCTTAACTTATCAAATTGGGAATCTGATAGAGTATATAAAATTGAATTTAAAGTTGAATCGAATGGAAGTATTCAATACTTTGATGATGATTATACGTTTAGTGTAGTAAAAAAATAAAATGAGTAACAATACAGGACTTAAAAATGAGGCTCTGATTTCAGAGTTGTTAACCAGCGGTTCTTTGGCATTACCTGCTAAAAACGATTTTGGTGTCCATTTGTTTGATTCAAAAAATTTAGAAGATGGTGTTGTAAGTGGTAAATTAGTTAAACCAAAGTACAACGAAGAAGAGTTACTAAAGTCGGTTGATACTACAATTATTGAATTATTACCAATTGAAGCACCAGCTTTGCCTGATACTGTTTTGAGGTCAATTTATAATGAGGCAACACAATCGGTATTAGATTTAAGAGTAGAGGTACGAAGATTAAATAATGAAAATAATGATTTAAGAGCAAAGGTTCAAGAGTTAGAAATTGTATCTCAAAGTTTAAGAGTTGAGTTAGATTCTAAAGAGTTAATTGTTGCGGCAGCTCAAAATCAATCATATCAAGCCAATTTAAAAGTATCATCAACTATTACTGAATTACAAAATGCTATACAAAAAGCAACGGTAGAATCTATTCAGAGAGTTTCCTTATTTGCAAGAAATCAATCATTAGAACAAGAGTTAGTAAATTTAAGAGAACAATTGTTTGGTAAAGAAGGTAAAGCAGCAGAAGGTGCGGTAGTTAGTGACTCATTCTCAGCTAAAATTTTAGAAACAGCTAATAAAGATTTGGGTAATATAGCTTACAGAGCTAGAGCAAATCAAAACACAGAAGAATGGATTAATGGACCTACATTGGAGTTAACAAACTTTACTACAAATAAAACAATAAGCGTTACATTTACTGTAGAAACAAACCCAATTATAAATAAACCAAATCAAGTATCATTAGGACCTGGTGAAACCAAAAAAATTACATTAGTACCTAATTTAAATTGGATTAGAGACCAAAAACCAAAAAATAGTGTTGGTTTTGCTGGTGATAGAGAATATAGAGGTTCTTTAAAAGTAACACCAAATGAAGGTTCTCCAATATCCTTATCGGTTTATTTAAGTAAATTTAGAGGAAGCAGTTAATTATAAGTAATATGGCTATACAAACTATAAAAGAGGTAATTAACAATAAGGGATATCTTATAGACTCAAAGGATAGACAAATCTTTGAGACAGGAGACCTGCGTTCATTTTTTGGATTAAGTGCAAATGATTCCTTAGAATTTATAGTTTATGATGCAAACGATAACCAGCTTCCACAATCCGATGGAAAGTTAGTAAGATACATTCCATTATCAACAGAAAATATAAGAGATTATTTATTAATTCCAGATGGAACAATTTTCCAAAGATATCAATTACCAAAAGAATATTTTGTTGATGTTGAAAGATTGTTAAGAGAGGCTGGGTATGATAATGGTATTTTTAAAACACAAATAACCTTAGTAAATAAAAGAGTTGGTAGTGAATACCCAACCGATAAATTATGGATATCTGAAATATCTCCATCAAGAACTGAAGTTAGATTGTTTCCTTTAAAGAAAAATCAGAGACCTGAAATTTTACAAAATTTACAGCAAAGATTTGATTTATTTAGAAGAGGTGGTAACTTTAGAGAGGATATTATAAATGATGCATTTTCTTATGTTGAAAAAATAAATCCATCAACAATAGGTTCTTATATAAAAGCAGCTTATGGAGAAAGATGGTTTTCATCATTTGTTGATGAATACAAAATTTCAGATTTTGATAAATTTATTACCAACGTACATAATAAATTTTTAGAAGGTTGTATTTTTGAATTTACAGACAGAATATCTGATATTGGTGATATTAATTATGGGAAGCCTAAAAACACACAATCAACACTATCATTGGATATTAATATATTAAAATTAACAATTCAAAAAATTTTAGCAAAATCTCTAAACTTTTACTTATTGGAACCCGATGTAACTTCTAATACTCAATTAGATGTACAAAAACAAACTACATTGGATGAAATAGATAATATTTTAATATCCGCACAATCTGATGTATTGATAAAATCGGAAGTACCTGTTCTCAATAAAGTAACATTTAAAAAACCTGAACAAAACCTAATTAAAATAGAATTAGATAAATTAATACAAGATGTTATAATTGATGTAGATGTTCCAATAAAAGTTGTAACACCAATAGATGAGCCCGATTATACTCCAATAGAAACACCTGTCTACACTCCAATAGAAACACCTATTTATTCTGGTGGTGGTAGAAGTGGTGGTGGAACTGCTATTCAAAGGGATTTCGGAACTGGGCTTGGTAGAGAACAAGTTTTTGAAACAAGTTTAAACGATAGACAAAATTTATTATAATAGATGCCTAGAATCATAGATACAGAACTTAATTTAGAACCAACAACTGATGCTCAATTTTTGGGAACAATCCCTGCTTTAGTTGGTGGTATTGATGTATCCGGTAATCCAATTGTAGTAAATCCAAATACTGGCATAGGGACACCTGTTAGTTCGGATGTAACTTTTGTTGGTACAACAAAATACACTCAAGACTTTTCTTTTTATATAACAACATCACAACCACATTCGGTTATTTATATAAATGGTGAAAACACCTTTAAAATTACACCTAATAGTTTAGTAATAAATGCGGCAGATGTAATTTCTAACTCTAACAAATATGTAATAGAAGTTAAGAAAGAAGGATATACAAACAATGAAAAATATCATGTGGAGGCTGTTTATAGTAGAACATATGTTGAAAATAGCGGAACTATAAACAGTCTAAACGATACAGTTGATACATATACAAAATACAATATAGATGGTACTATAAGTTTAGATAGAAATTTTAATTCTGTAAAAACAACAGAACCAATCTATACATCAAAACCAGTCTATACATTAAGAGTAACTAAGTATGTAAATAATGAAGTAGTTCCATTTGAGTACAATGTTGATTCACAAATAAGAGAACTCGATTTTACAAATTTTACAAAAAATATTAGTGATATTTTAACACCGATAGAACCTATTGTTTATAATGCTAGTGTTTTATTAAATGGAGCAGACCAATCGGTTTCATATACAATCAATTCTACTACACCGATTAATATATCATCTGGTAACTCTATAATATCGGCACAAGATAATAGTGAAATTACAATATCTTCTTCCGATTTAAATCAGTTCAAAATAAGTAGAATAGTAATAACTGGTGCTATACAAAAAGTTTTAGAACCAACTACAATAGATGAAAGTGTAAGTACAACATTTAATCTTATAGGTAACGTTGGAATTGAAATAACAACTCAAGATGTTTTACAAGCTATAAGAAATGTACCGGTAATACAAGCTAATGTAACCGATACAAAGTATAATAAAAATTCACAAACAGGTTTCCCAATAGCAATATCGGTAACGGGTTTATTAGAAAAAATATCAGCATATATTGGTAATTCAAAAGTTGATTATACAAATTTATTTGATGGTTCAAATACATCAAATACTGTAATAGTAATTCCTCATAAATACATTTCTACAATTGGTAATTATAATATAACATTAGTACCAACAAATCAGAGTGGTGATGGTGAACCAATTTATGTATTGATAAATGTTGTTGATGAAAGTTTTGTTGGTACTCCTGATATAAGAAATATATCATACCCAGCATCTATTAAAGGACCTGATTTTGTAGGTACAAACGTTGATTTTGAAATGAGTTGGGATTCTATAAATTCTGACTATGTAAAAATTGGAAAGGTTGGTGGTTCATCAACGATGCAAGCACCTGCAAATGGTAGAGTAAAATTAAATGTATCTGATTTATTAAAATTAGATGGTACACCAATAGAAGAAAAAAATGGTAGTTTCTTAATATCTTTAAAATTAACACCATATTCAGTTGCTGGTGATAAATTATTAGTAGGTAAGGATGAGCTAATTAATATTACCTTTACTAAAGGTACATTAACAATACCAAAGTCTGTAGCTATTAATAGAATTAGTGATGCCTTCTTATCACAATTAGATGATAGTATTTTTGAAGATGAAAATTCAAAATATCTTACTCATTTATTACATTTTGAAGGTGGTAATAATAAAGTAATAACTACATGGGTTGGTGATGGCGAATCGTTAATTTTAAAATTATACGAACCTCTTTCAACAACAATACAACCAAATCAACAAGTTTGGATTTCCAAAATTCAGGCAAACCCTATTGTTGAAACTGTAACAATAACAGGTGAAGATTCTAAGTATTGTCCACCATTAAAAGGACCTAATTTTTCATTGGAGCCTGATAATGGAATTGGATATAGAATCTTTGATGAATTAATTGCAAGTGGCTCAACAACATCAACAGCGTTAACAAATAGGTATTTAAGTTCAAATGGTATAGATACATCCGAATTAAACATTCAATATGTAAGTGGTTCTGAGTTTGTTTGGGATAATTTTGTACATTTTGGTTCTGCTGAAGAAAGAGTTAATAACTTTTTATACAAAGTAAAATTAATTGAAACGTATCAAAATAAATATGATAATTTAGTTTCGAGTTCTGCCTCTGGTTCTTTTTATTTAGAAAAAGAAAAAGATACTCTTCAAACAAATATTGCAAACGTTGTAAATGTGTTTGATGGGTTTGAAAAATATCTCTATGAGCAAAGTTCATCATTAGCATATCCAAAAGTAGGTGGGTTATTAGTCCCATCTACAAGTACATTAGCAACTGGGTGGGTTGAAAGTTTAGCTACTGAAGCTGCATCATTTGATAAAGATAACACAAACTATTTTGTAAACAATATACCTGAATTTATAAGAGATGATTACGATAGTGCTCAATTCTTATTGTTTATGGATATGATTGGTCAACATTTTGATGTTATTTGGTCATACATTAATGCTATTAACAGAGCTAAGATTGTTGATGAAGATAAAGAAATAGGTATACCTGATAAATTAGTTTGGCATTTATTAAAATCTTTAGGTTGGGAAGGTAAACGAGCTTTTGATTCACAATTCCTTTGGGAATATGCGTTTGGGCAATATAAAGATGGAACACAAAAATATTCAATTCCATTATATGATGCTAATAATCAAATTTGGAGAAGAATTGTAAATAACTTACCATATTTGATGAAGCATAAAGGTACTGCTAGAGCAATGAAAGCAGTGATGGCTTGTTATGGTGTTCCACAATCTATGTTGACAATAATGGAATTTGGTGGACCGCAAGACCCAACAAAAGGTGGAACTACTAAATTTACATTTGAAGATAGAACATCAGCAATACACTTAAAAGAACCATCTTTAATAAGAATACCTTGGCATAGTGTACCATCTACTGGAAATTATCCAAATGGTATCGAATTTAGAATTAAACCAGACGTTGTAGAAAGCTGTACTATATTATCCGGAAGTTTATTCAGTTTTGATATAGTACAAGAAACTGGCTCATATGCTAAATTAGAAATTAATTTAGGTGCTGGTAATAGCCCATATGTATTAAGTCCTTTTGTTAGTGCTTCT